AAATCATGGGCAGCGATCAGGCAGCAATGCAGGACATCTATAAAGCCATGAAACCGGACGTTGACAGCATGACAGGGCTGATTGATGAATACCGGGAAATGGGACAGGCTATACCTCAAGATGTTATGCAGGCGTTCAATGACGCTATGATGGTCGGCGCTGCGGCTGGAGATGCGGACGCTGCATGGCAGGTATTCGCAAGCCAGATGGTGGCAGATCCAGCGAATGCAGCACTGGTGCAGGCAATTCAAGAAGGGACGATAAACGTACCGGATGAATTGCGGACGGCGATCGAGAGAGCTACCGCGGAAACCACCACTGATCCGGTGACAATCGAAGGTATGCAGGCGGACGTCGAGGATATAGAAGTCAATGAGGCTCATGTCCAAGAACTGATCGACACTGCGTTTGAAGGCCTCACCTATGTGGGAACCACAACTCTTGATGGCGGGGAAATTGCATTGCAGTACACCGTCAATGAGGGTGAAACGCTTTCGGGAATCATGGAGCAATATGGTGTTGTCTGGTCGGAAGTAGAACAGCAGATCCGCGAAGCAAACCCTGAGATAAAAGACCTCAATCTGATTTACCCAGATCAGGTTATCAATATCCCGGAGGCAATCGTTGAAGCGGCGAGTGTAGACGCAAGCCAAGTTGGCGAAGCTGCCAAAGAAGCTGCGGAAAATGAAACCGGGCAGACCATTGAGGAAGAACAGTCAGTAAAAACAACTCTGAAAAATGAGGGTGTGGAATCTTCCGAAGTGGGACAAGCGGCAGAAGCAGCGGCAAAGAATGAGACAGGAGAAGTTCTGGAACGCGAGCAACCTGTGAAAACCAACATGACAAATGCTGGCGTTGATGATTCGCAGGTTGCACAGGCAGCACAAGAACAGGAAACACAGGCGGAACCAAAAGAAACACAGGTTCCAACCACTATCAAATTCGAGGTCGCAAGTCTTGATGATAGCGCTCTTGCGTCTGCTATTTCTGAAAAATTGCAGCAGGGCGAGGCGGTGCCAGTTACCGTCCCGGCAAATGTTACGATTCAGGCAGGAACGATTGATGATGGAGCATTATCCTCTGAGATTGGTTCCAAACTTGGAGAACAGAACCCTGTTCCGGTGACAGTACCGGCAGACATTACAATGACCGCCAGATCTATCAACAGCTCCCCGGCAGTAGAGGCGGCGCAGACAGATATAACATCTGCATTTGCGACAGCGCTTCCGGCAGACGGAACAGTTGATGTTACCCTCGCAAAAGGAGCGGACAATATTGCTGCACTGTATGCGGAAGTTGGCGGACTTGTGCGGAGTGCATGGGCTTCACCTTATTCTGCGTCTGGAGTAGTAAATGTAACACTGACAGCAAATTATTCTCTTGCGAACCCGACAAAGACAATCAGCTTTGGCGGCGGGGCAACTGGATCTGCAACGGTATCTGCTTCGCTTCATGCTCTTGGCGGTATCTTTGATGAACCGCATTTGGGTATTGTGGCAGAAGCCGGGCCAGAATCCATTATTCCTCTGGACGGTTCAGACCGTTCCTTATCACTGTTTGAGCAGACTGGCGAAATGCTTGGCGTTCTGAATAGTGGCGAGGGAAAGAGCGTGGAAGCACCAGTGCAAACAGCAAATGCACCTCAGAGCGTGTCACAGCCTGTAGGAAGCCCTCAAACCAGCGAAAGGGTAATTAGGTTAGAGATAGGCGGACAGGGCAGTATAAACGTTTCTGGAAGTGGAGTTTCAAAAGAGAAGATTGTAGACGCTATGATGGAAAACCTGCGAGACGTATTTATGAATATCGTGCAGCAGGAAATTATTGAGGAAGGAGAAGGGGCGTATGAGTTTTAAAGCTTCCAAGTATACGATCTGGATGAATTACGACAACGATAAGAAGCAGTATCAAGTCCCGATGAATCCGGAATCAATACAGATCAAAATAGATGGCAAGGCGGTCACTTCTGACATTGACCGTCTTGGCACTCTGCTTCACAAGGGGAAGAGAGGGCCGATGCAAATAAGCTGGTCTTCTTACTTTCCGGCAACCTATGGCAGCTATTGTACTTGCCAGAAAAAGAATTTCAAATCGCCACAGACCATGCATAAATGGATTCTGGCACTTATGAATGCAGCAAATCCACTGCATTTAGTCTTTTCTGGGGCATTCAGCTTGAACATATATGCTGTGATAACCAGCTATACCGCTACGGAAGAGGGCGGCGATGTTGGAACAATCAGCTACTCCATCACGCTGAAAGAGTATAGGTCAGTAACCATAAAGAAATACACGAAGCCGAACACCAAGAAAAAAGCCCCGGCAAAACAGACAAAAACAAAGAAAAGGGTAAATAACACCCAGAAGAAAAAGACTTACAAAATCAAACAGGGCGACTGCCTGTGGAATATTGCGAAAAAGTATTATGGAGACGGCAAAAAATGCACCAAAATCTATAATGCCAATAAGAGCGTGCTGAACAAAGCTGCAAAGAAACATGGGTACTCTAACTGCCGGAATGGAAATCTGATTTTTCCCGGCACGACGATCACAATACCGTAGGAGGCGTTATGGCAGATTATAAGTTGAAATTTATGATAGGCAGAGGGCGAACCTTTTACGATTATAGCGAGTTGGTTTCTTCCGTTACGGTATCCGGCAGGAAAGGCGCTGCACCAAGGAGCATTTCTGTTGTTCTGTTTGATTCGGAAGGGTATGCAATGAAACGAGCTTCCGTGGACTGTGGAAGCGGTCAGACTTGCGTGCTGTATCTGGATGGCAAAGAGATTTTCAGGGGGCTGCTTATGACGGAAACAAAGAGCAGCGCCCGGAAGCTCACCCTAAAGGCGTGGGACAACTGCATATATCTCAGCAACAGCAAAGATTCTTTCAGCTATAAGAAGAAAACGGCAACTCAGATTTTTAAAGATTGCTGCAAGCGTGCTGGCCTGACGGTTGGCAGTGCAGTAGATACCGGAAAGAAAATCTCGGAGCTTGTAAAATCCAATTCCACATACTGGGACGTGATCCAAGAGGCTCTTAGCGAGACATACAAATCAACCGGTAGGCGGTATTACGTCAGATCTGAAAAGGGGAAAATATATCTCTGGCAGAGAAAAGATGTGAATACCATGCCGGAACTGAGCGTGACAACCAACACAGAAAGCTATGAGCAGACACGTTCCATTTATGATACCAGAACCCGGATAAAACTGATTACGTCCAAAAACAAAACCAAGAAATCTTATACCAATAAAGAATTGGAGAAGAAAATTGGCAAGTTTGCAGACGTTCAATCAGTGGACAATGACGCAAGCGCAACGGAGCTGAACCAGAAAATCGCAACCTTCAAAGAAGAGAAGAGCATAGTGGCGCAGTCCTTAACATGGACGGGCACCGGGGATATTTCTGTTATTTCCGGGGGCTGTGTTCATGTAAAAATCAGTGCATTGGGGCTGACAAAAGTAATGTATGTTGATGAAGATACCCATACATTTGAAGATGGAAAGCACCAGATGAAACTGAAATTGAATTATGTACCTGACTATAAAACCAGCGGTGGTTCTTCTGGTAGTGGATCTGGCAGCTCATGGAACAAAAAGTATCGGGTGACGGCGAGAAGCGGATTGTTTATCAGAAAAGAGCCAAATGGCACAAAACTTACAGCGATTCCATATGGAAAAACTGCGGAGGGGGATGGAAAATCCAAGAATGGCTGGCTCCATGTGAGGTATAAAGGCACTACAGGATATTCTTATTCTGGTTATCTGAAAGAAATCTGACAGGAGGCGTTATGGCAGCTACATCAATTAAGCAACTGATCCAGCAGATGGTGCAGCCGTATGTTCCGAAAATGGTAATCGGTGCAGTGACGAGCGTTGATCCCTTGCAGGTGACGTTGCAAAATGACATAAATATAAGCTTGTCGGCTATTTCCTTAACGGTACCCGACAGGCTGGAACCTTTAAATGTGGGCGAGCATTTCTATATGTTCGCCTTTAATAATGGAAAATCATACTACATGATGGACAGGGTGTGAGAATATGGACGAAGAATTAGATGAAATTGTCAGCGTTCCTTTTGACGAGGACGATATAGACGAATCAAATCAGGTATATCGCACCTATAAGATGGATTTTGAGAGGAAACGAATCGGTGGAATGATAGATGGGAAGGAAGCTGCGGTACAGGCTATCTGGAAAATCCTGTCAACAACCCGGTTCGCTCATTTGATCTATGACGATCAGTATGGGTGTGATTTTTTCAACAAGATAAATGACAGTGGGCTTACGGAAGATTTTCTGGAATCCGATATGCCGGCAATGCTGGAGGAAGCGTTGCTTTACGACGAAAGGGTTACAGGCGTTTCCGATTTTTCGTATGAGATCATTTCTCACGATAGCGTTCATGTGTCATTTACAGCAAGTACCATTTATGGAGATATTGAGATAGAGGGGGCGATAGCAGATGGCGATTAAAAATATCGGAGAGCTTGGGCTTGATGAAATTACGGAAGATTATCTGATGGCAGAGTGCGAAGATATGGGAGCCGAACTTGGCGTTGACACAAACCAAGGCAGCATATACAGGGACGCTTCCGACGGACACATTATCCGGGCGGCAAAGTTTTTCAATGACCTTGCCACTGTAAATGAGATTCTTTCTATCACGACATGTACCGGCGACGTTCTGACCGAGAAAATGACGGAACGTGGTATGACACGGAACCCTCCGGCAGATACCGCAGCTACATACTACGTGGAATTTGTTGGCGCAGAGCCGCAGGTTGGCGACCTTATGAGCTGTGACGATCATTTCTTTACGGCGCAAAAGTTGGAAAATAGATGGGTGATCGTATCCGAAGAAACAGGCACAGATATGAACGCTTTGGTTCCGGGACTTCCGGTAATTCCAGATCAGGACGTTGATAATCTTATCAGCGCCACGCTGAAAGAGATTGCAATACCGGCAGTGGATATGGAAGAGGACGACTCGGCGAGATCCAGATATATTGATAAGCTATCCGGGCCGGCAGAAAACGGAAATGCAGTTCAAGTACGTTCATGGTGCGAGGAAATTCAAGGAGTAGGGCGTGCGAGAATCGTTCCACTGTGGAATGGTGATTGCACTGTTCTTGGAATCATCATTTCTACTGAAGGGGCTGAACCGACAGAGGAAGTCGTAAAGCTGGTACAGGACACTATTGATCCGGGAGCGCAGGGCTTTGGAGAGGGAAAGGCAACATTCGGGTGTTTTTTTACTGCGATTGCCGCAAAGAAACAGGAAATCAGTGTGAAGCTGGACGTGACAAAAAAGGCCGAAAGCACCTACAACGGTATCCAGACAGAAGTATCAAATGCGGTGAAAGCGTATCTGAAGGAACTGGCATTAAACTCAACTTCGGATGAAATTGTTATCCGATACAATAATGTGAGCGCCTTGATTTCCAACATTTCCGATATTGTTGATTTTGACAATCTACTGGTAAATGGTGGGAAGGGAAACGTTACCTGCGATAAATACCACGTTCCAGTAATTGGGGAGGTGGAGGTCAATGGAAGTCTTTAATAACCAGCAACGGAGCGGATATGAAGAAATCGTGAGCTATGGTCCGAAATGGTGGACTGAGTTCAGAGAAATGGACGCAAATTACCGATTCGCAGGGTGGACACTGGATCTGATGGCGCACTGGCTGGAGAGAGTTGTGAATAACCAGTTTCCAGCAAATGCGGACGAAAGAACCATTACAACGGTGTTTGAACCGGCACTTGGAATAGAACCGGAGCCAGATGAAACGTTGGAAGAACGGCGAAAGACGGTAGCTGCATACTGGTCGGGAACTGGAAAATTGTCAAAGACGGTTATCCAGTCAATCATCAAAGCCTATACCGGTTGCGAGAGTGAGTTATGGTGGAACGGAGTTAAGCTGCAAATCCGAATTTTCTGCGACGAGGACGGACAGTTTTCTCAGCGAAAAATCCATAACATTATCAGCCGGAGATACCCGGTGCACTTGTCCTTTACAATCCGGGATATGATCTGCACATTCGTTCTGGAAGAGCAGATTATTTACAACAGGATAAGGCACAGGACACAGATCTCATGGTGGGATGGAACACTGAACGGTTCCAATGCTCTTGATGGAGCAGCGGAACTTTCGGCGGAACTTCCACCATTTTTTACGTTCAAATATCCGGTTGCGGTGGAGAACGGAAATGAAATTGCATTTCCAAAGATGAAGTACCGGGCAGGAGTCCAGCATGAAATGCAGGCAGAAATATTCCCGGTTCATCGTGTGCTGCTTAACTGGTGGGAAGGCTATGGGACTCTGGATGGAATGACAGATCTGGACGGCAGCCTATTACTGGATCACACAATGCCGCCTGTCATTAAGGAAACATATCGCATGGATATAGGCACACAGGAAGACATTGGAGTAAATCTTTTTATTCCAGCGCACGCAAAGCCATTGAATGGAGATTTTGCGCTGGACGGAACTATAAATCTTAACTCTGGAAGGGAGGAACTGTAATGGCAGGAACAACCGTTACGACAAGAGCAAAGAAGAAAATGCTGGAAGCAAGAGCTGGTATCGCTGCGCTTCCCAAAATCGTAGGAATGGCATTTGGTACCGGCGGCGTAAATTCCGCTGGTGAAATTGTGGCACATTCACCGGATCAGAATGCACTTCACAAAGAAGTCCTGAGAAAGAACATCGACGGCTATACCGTAGTGTCTGATACCAAAATCCGGTATAGCTGTACACTGACAGCCAGTGAGCTTGCTGGAGAATATATTTCCGAAGTTGGTCTGTATGACGCACAGGGCGACTTTGTAGCCTTTAAGGCATTTATGAAAAAAGGCAAAGACGGCGATATGGAAGCAATCTTTGAATGCGACGATACATTCTAAAATAAGGAGGCTATGAAATGAGCTTTTTTGATGTGAACAATGCGGTATTCAACGAATATCTGCGAATGCTGGAAACAACTGACCGTAATCATGCAGACGTTTTCAATGAACTGTTTGGACAACTCATTCAAAATGATGTTGCCCTGAAAGAAGCGGTCACAAATTTTGCCGGCACAAAAAATGAGCAGGCATTATTCCTGCTGAATCTGCATAAGGATGGCAAGAAGTACGGCGTACATTTCGACAATTACGATGTGACACCGGCAAGCACTGGAACCCGACTTTATGATGCGGTTGGCATGACAGCAGCTCCGTCTACGAATACCGTTCGTGCGAAAAATGATTTCGATGGACGCGGCTGTTTTGCATATCTGGAAGTTAATGGATCTGTTAATGAAAACGGAGATTTTCAGGTTCAGTACATCAAGGATATTGATAATGAATTCTCCCGGACAAAGTACGATACATGGTGTCTGTATCTGACCCAGTATGTGTATCGCAAATTTGATGCAAACGGCGAGGACACTGTTGTTTCTGATACCAGACACTCTGCAGAATGGCTGCCAGAGGGCGGCGCAATCAGACCGGACGGAACAATCCGACCATTTGTGGCGATTGCAAAATATATGTCTGGTGACAATGCGGACGGTGTTGCGTCCTCGATCAGTGGTGTATCTCCGAAAAACTACAGCTTCCAGAGTTCCCTCACAAAATTCCGGGCAAAAGGTACACAGTATTGTGCTGAAACCTCACAGGATTCTGAGAGAATGACGAGGCTTATGGAAATTGCCTTTGCTACCAGACACAGCCAGTCGGTGATGGCAGGCTGCAACTGGTGGTGGTTCCAGTATGCTGCAACGGTGCAGGAAACCGATGTGGAGAGAATTATTATCTCTAAATCCAATGCCAATAATCTGGTTGTAGGCGGAACCGTTTCTATCGGAAATGCAAATGCACTTGATGGTAGCAGTAAGCCGAATCTTGACAGAGGACAGAGCGGACTTCATGCGAAAGCGAATAAGGTTCGGATCACAAAGATTGAAGATTATGACGACAATAATTCTGCGGTATATGTGGATAATGGCGGACAGAAGTTTTCAACAGCCCCGACAACTGTATCTGGTGTGACCTGCGAGACTTATATCAGTACAATGCCTTGGAATACTGGCGGTTGTGATGATGTGCTTGGTTCATGCGGATCGCCGACAAGCAACACCAGCGGAAAAGAGCCGTATATTCTGTTTGGCGTGGAGATGTCTTCTGGCTTTTGGGAACCAAAGGGAAATACAGTCATGAAGATTGAAAACCATGTTATGCGTCCATACATCTGCTATGACTGTACCAAGATGACAACAGCAGGAGCGACAACGGACGATTGGATCGCTCTTGGCTATGTAATCCCGGACAACAAGGGAAGCTGGAAATATATCAGCAAACTGGGATATGTCGTAGATGATCCAGAGGTTCGCTACCCGATTGAAGTTGCAGCAACTTCCAGCACTGGTTATGCTGATGGGCTTTACACAGAGAACCTCGAAAACGCTGGCGACGGCCAGCGAGAGGTTCTTGGCTCGGGCCACCTGATCCACGGTGCGAATGACGGCCGTCGGTATGCGAACCGGGGCATTGGGCTTTCCGCCTCGTACTGGAACTATGCCGCTCGTCTTTCTGCCTGTGGGCGTTGCGGGCGCAAAGCGGCAGCATAACGCCGGGGGTGAATTGCGACAGCAAGAGGGGATCTCCCCTTTTAAGGCAACATAAGAAATTGTAACTATCAACGATATTTCAACAGGACTTACAGCACAGTGGCTTCCGTTCTTGGCTCGGGCAACCTGAACAACGGTGCGAATGACGGCCGTCGGAATGCGAACCTGAACAATGGGCTTTCCAACTCGAACTGGAACTATGCCGCTCGAATTTCTGCATAACTTAGATGTGCTGTATTTCGTTCTCTTAAAGGGAACCCCGAAAGGGCTGGGGCGGAATGCCCGAAATTGACGAACCAGCACCGGAGGCATGGCAACATGTCTCTGGCTCTGTGGCGGAAGTGGACACAGATGGGGGCTAGTAGTAAACCCGAACGTCCTTGAAGCAGAAAGAAAGAGAAACATGAAAACATATTGCAAGAGACTTGTGGTTTCGGACGCTGACAGGATTTACGACGTAATCACAGATTATATGCACGATAAATACAGAAAGAATAGCTCCGCGAGGTTCTTTGCCTGCTATACCGGGGAAAGCCGGGAGCATGTAAAGCAGTATCTAAAACCGCAACTGACGAACCTAGAGCCGGTAGACCGTAAAGAGTTTGCGGCACTGAGCGTTGGCAACCTTCCTGAGAATGATTTCTGGAGGGCGGCACATTACAAGCTGGCGTTGGAAATGGCATATCATATCCGCACCAGAACCGTTAGGGAACATTTGCTGGCGAATACTTACGGACAGCCATTGATCCGTTATACAAAGATCAATGACCCGGGAAGCGGAAAGGAACGTATGCTTGGGCTGGAAACGATATTGTTTCGCCTATATGAGCAGGTTGCAGCAAAGGCGGCAGAACCATTGTTCAAAGCAAAGCTGGGAACATACCAGTGTGCTTCTATCAAAGGTAGAGGTCAGAACTATGGCAAGAAAGCGGTTCTGCGCTGGCTCTCTAACGATGTTGAAGGCACAAAGTACAGCGCAAAGGCGGACGTGAAGAAATGCTATCCGTCAATCCGGCATGGAAAATTGTTGGAACTGCTGAAAAGAGATCTGCACAAATCGGATGAGCTGCTATATCTGTTTACTGTATTTATTGAGCTATATGAGGAATGGCCATCGCCAGAAGCGTTGGCACCGGACAGAGGTATTCTGATAGGTTCTCCTGTATCAAAGGATTTATGCAATTATTTTCTCTCATACGCTTATCATTATGCAAGCGAGCGACTGGTTAAAGAAACCTGCCGGAGAGGGCAGACGAAAATCAAAAGGTTAATCTCACATATCATTTTCTATATGGACGACATAACAATGTATGCAGCAAATAAAACCCATTTGAAGCAGGCAGTTAAAATGATGATTGCCTACATGCTGAATTTCCTTGACCTGAGAATCAAGCCAGACTGGATTATGCAGAAAACCATGTATGAGGATCAGGTCGGAAAAACAAAGGGCGCCCTACTGGATTTCATGGGATTTCGGTTTCATGGCGGAGATGTAGAAACGAAGCCATATTTTGGGAGACAGAAAAAGCACAAGAAAGTATGGGTAACAATCCGCAGGAACATTTTTCTTACCGCACGACGGAAGATGAATAAATTTCTGAAGCTGGTAAAACACCATGTTACTGTAAAAATCAAATTTGTGAGATCAGTCATATCTGCATATGGCTGGTTCAAAAATACCAATATGGTGAAATACCGGATCAGAAACAAGGTTGATGAACTTATGCGGATTGCAAGGAAAATTGCAAGCGATCACGACAAAGGAAATGGCTATGTTGAGAAAAAATATTTCAATATGTGGAGGCGATATTATGCACAAGGTTCAAAGTCCCGAAAAAATGGAAAAGGTAGTGTACAAGGCAAAGCCGAATGGCGTAGCAGATGTGTGGCTCAGGAACAACCAGCATGAAATTGTACATGAAACAGAAGATGGCCCGACAGGATATGAGGCTGACGAGATTTTTTGCAGGGTAGACGCAGCAGTGATTTCAGAAAAGGAAATTGCTGCTGATTTTGGTTTCTGGTTTTCTATGTTGGAACAGATTCCTGACTTAGATGCAAATGAACTTGGGATTGAAGCAAGAAGAGCTGCAAAGTTGTCGGAAGTGTCTGCAGCGTGTGAAGAAAAAATTGTTTCCGGCATCGACGTTAAAATTGGAGAAGAAACGCAGCATTTCAGCCTGACTATTCACGATCAGCTCAATCTCTTTGGCAAACAGGCTCAGCTCAACGCCGGCGCTGAAAAATGCGAATACCACAATGACGGCAATCCATGCAAGTTCTATACTGCCGAAGAAATGGGGCTTGTCGTAAAGGCTGCGATGGAGCATGTGTCTGTCCAGACCACCTACTGCAATAGTATGTACGACTGGGTAAAATCATGTACGAAAGCTTCCGAGATTGAAGCAATCCAGTACGGTGATGAAATTCCGGTAGAGTATCAGTCGGAAGTTCTGAAAGAATATTTGAAGGAGGCGGAGGTAAAATGAAGTTATTCCTGAAGAAGTTGTATAAGACCATGTATCTGTGGGCAATAGGAGGACTTCTTTATTGCCTTTTTGAATTGATTTTCAGAGGGCATACGCACTGGACGATGTTTGCCGTCGGGGGCTTCTGTTTCGTTATGTGTGGGCTTTTGAATGAGCATATCGGATGGGATATGCCACTTCCGTTGCAGATGTTGATTGGCTGTCTGGTTATTACCGGTACAGAGCTGATTGCAGGTGTTGTTCTGAATATCTGGCTTGGTCTGAATATCTGGGACTACAGCAATATGCCGCTGAATTTGTGGGGGCAGATCTGCTTACCGTTTTCATTCCTGTGGTTTTTCCTGTCAGCCGTAGCAATCGCACTGGACGACGAATTGAGATATAACATGTTCGGAGAAGAGAAACCACATTATTATTTCTGGAGGAAGAAATGATTAAGATAATCTCCCGGCTCTGGTCGAGCATTTATGATCTTCTGCTTCTTGCGAAAGGACAGGGGAATAAGACTCTCGAACAGATTGAACAAGACCTTGATGTACTCGAAATGCTCTGCCGCCCATACGCAGGCGTTGACGAGGCTGAGGATATATTCTTAGGAGAGGAGGTAAAAGCCAATGAGCATGAAAGAGTTCGTAGAGACTGGCGGAAGTGTCCTGCTGATTGCCCTCACGCTGGTACAGGTTGCTCCCATTAGGATCAATCCTTGGAGCGCAATCGCAAGGGCGATTGGAAAGGCACTGAATGCGGATCTCAACGAAAAGATGGAAGCAAACGAGGCAAAAACTGCCCGGTATCGTATTCTTCGGTTTGATGATGAAATACGCCATAAGATACGGCACTCAAAAGAACATTTCGATCAGATTATCGAAGATGTTGATACCTACGAGCGTTACTGCCGGGATCACCCCAGATTTCCGAATGGAAAGGCAGTGTCTGCGACGGACAATGTGAAAAGGACTTACGAAAAATGCAAAGCTGAGAACTCTTTTCTGTAAAACTTACAGAAACGTGCAGGATAACTCAAATTCGTTAGTTTTATTGCAGGTGATAATTTATGCACCAAAAGGCAAAAGAACTGCGCTGTGGGCTGTGACAAGCTCACAGCAGCATTATAAACAGGAGGAACATATCTATGAAGAATTTTAAAGTATGGATCAAAGCAGCAGGCATTCGTGCAGCGAAAACAATGGCGCAGACCGCAGTGGCATTACTGCCGGCTTCCGCCACAATTTCCGCTGTGGACTGGAAAGTGGTAGTTGGAACCGCTGCGCTGGCAGGCGTAGCGTCTGTACTCACATCACTGGCCGGACTGCCGGAAATTGATGAAACTAAATGACGAGTTGAATAATCAACTCATAAGTCAACTGGGAAGGGCGGGAAACCGTCCTTCTTTTTGGAGAAGAATATGAAAACACTTGCAGCGATTATTCTGGCGGTACTGGTTCTTGGAGGCGGTGCCGCTTTTTTATTTGTCCGGGAGTTCGGACAATTTATAGATGATGTATGCCCTTATGGGAGGAAAGGAGTAGAAGATGACGACGATTAACTTTGAAGCAGAGAAAAGAGCTTATAAGAAATTTATTCAGGCAGGCATGACGCCGGCTGGGGCTTGCGGACTGATTGGAAATCTGCAAGCGGAAAGTGATGGCTTTTACCCGAACAGAGTAGAGTATCTGTGTATTAAGCGTTTGAAAGAAAATGGAAAAAGTTACACAGATGAAAGCTATACAGCAGCGGTTGACAATGGAAAAATCTCTTGCGAAGAATTTCTTCACCCGCTGGCTGGCAAGCAGTATGGATATGGTCTGGCGCAGTGGACAAGCCCGGGACGAAAAGCAGGACTGTGGAATCTGGCAAAGCAGAAAGGCGTATCCATTGCCAATGAAGATATGCAGATTGAATACCTGCTGAAAGAATTACAGGAGAGCTACGGCTCTGTCTTGAGGGTACTGAAGACAACCACATCAATTCGCGAAGCGTCGGACATTGTTCTGAAAAAGTTCGAGATCCCAGCGAACACAGGAGAGAGCGTGTGCGCTGGCAGAGCTGCCAGAGGGCAGAAATTTTATGACAGTTATGTAAAAGGAGCGAATGATATGACAGTACAGCAGAGAATCGAAAAAGCAATTTCGTGGATGGAAGATACAGCGAATGATGATGGCCATGGCTATTGTCAGGATCATAGATGGGGAGCTGACGGAGATTACGACTGTTCTTCGGCGGTTATCACAGCATGGGAAAACGCTGGAGTTCCCGTCAAGACCAAAGGGGCAACCTATACAGGGAATATGCTCGGAGTATTTACGGCAAACGGTTTTGAAGTTGTCACCCATGAGGTAAATCTTAATACTGGAGTTGGATTAAAACGCGGAGATGTGCTTCTGAATACCACCAACCATACAGCTATGTACTGCGGAAATGGCAAAGAGGTTGAGGCTTCCATCAACGAAAAAGGCACTGCTCATGGTGGACAGCCTGGAGACCAGACAGGCAAGGAGTTCCTGATCCGCAGCTACAGAAATTATCCTTGGACACATGTTCTGAGATATACCGGCGGAGAAACCGCACAGGCCACCAAAAGAAATTATCTGATGAAAGGCGACACAGGAGCAGCAGTCAAAACCATGCAGCTCATGTTAATTGATCTCGGATACTCCTGCGGTTCCGGTGGTGCAGATGGTGATTTCGGAACCAATACAGATAAAGCACTCAAAAAGTTCCAGAAAGTAAACGGCCTTGAAGTTGATGGAAAATATGGATCTGCTTCAAAGGCAAAACTGGTTGCGCTACATAATACAAAGGCTACTGGAACAGGAAATTCAGCAAGCAAGGCTCCTACGTATACGGTCGGAAAGATTTATACAACCGCAGTAGATAATCTGAGGGTTCGGAAGGGCGCAGGCACAGATTACTCCGCAAAGAAATGGCAGGACCTCACAAAAAATGCGAGAGAACATGCTTACACGTCTGGCGAACTGAAAAAAGGAACAGAAGTTTCTTGTCTTGAAATCAAGAACGATAGCGCAGGAAATATCTGGATGCGGATTCCATCCGGCTGGATTGCAGCGTATTACAAAAAGAAAAAATATGTCCAGTAAGAAAAGTGTACCCCGGAGGCAATGCGCTTCCGGGGCTTTTTGACGTTGTGATAACCGTTCGGTTTTCTGGGATAATTCAAAAAACCCAAAAAACCCGATACAGATACGGATACAGAAAAGGATACAGACAAAGATACAGATACAGAAAGCAATTATTGCGCTACATTATATGCAAGATTTAAAAGTGGCTTTGCCTTTTCATAGTCTTTTGCCGTTCTGATCGTAACCTGCAGGTCACCGGTTCCATAATGTCCAATGTTTCTCATATCTCTGGTAAATCCATCTTCCAGCTCTATATCATCTGGATTTATTTTAAGGTGCAGCAGGATCATTTTCCTAAAAATCTCAATGCAGATAATGTTCTTTGTCTTGCGGTATGCGAGATACAATTTTAACTGGTTCGGAACAATATTGTCCCCGAGAGATTCTATGTAGTCACAAAGAGAGTGGTATATATCCTGCAATTCGCGCGGCGCAGCAGACAGCTTTTCCAGATGTGTTTTCTGATCGCCGGACTTCTTGGCGGCGGAACTGTTCGGAAAATCCGAATTGTTGAGCGGAATAGGCGGCACAGCAGGAGCATTCAGATGTTCAAACAAAACCAGATCATTTCCGTATTTCTGGTATCGCACCAATTTGATATTACGCTGCATTTGATTTACAGCGTGGAGATCATATTTTGTGAAGCCACTTGCAATACAGATCACACATGGCATTGACCAGTCTATGGAAGTGGCAGTATCCTGTCCGAGAATATCCGCAACAAGGAGTTGAAAATCTGCCTTGTGATCCAGCAACCAGTCCAAATAGAAAAGCCCCTGATTTATGACATTTTCATTACTACTTCGCTTATATTCAAATATGACCGGGCAATTATTTTCATCTATGCCTATACTATCCATTCTGCCATTTGTAATGACGTATTCACTTTTTAGAAAACGCACACCAAAGAATGTGTCCATGTTATTTTCAATCAAAGTCTGCAAATCTCTTTCGAGAAGCACTTCGGAAGCAACCATTTGCCGGACCTCTGGGTGGACGGAAAAGAGCTTAATATCCGACATATCCATCACCGGCTTTCTGTAATTCTCTATCAATATCAATTTCGTGGAATTTCTCCAAACTTTCCGAAAACAGATCTATTATGGATTTATCATTCTGGAAGTACAAAAGTCCTAACATTTCTGAGACAAGAATCACATTCTGACTATCGTCAATCCACATAGAGCAGTCGCCCCAACCGGTTGACGATTTCTCAATATCTGGATCTCCATACTTTTTCGAGATTCCATCGCATATATCCTCATAATTGGAATCGTCAATATCCATATCATATCCGCCCGATACCAGCTTATCGTTCAGAAACAGATATTCAACGTTGGTATCGTATGTATCCACAGAACCATTGCATATACACAGGTCTGTAAGTCCATCCACACTTCCTACTTCATCAATTCTATAATCTCTGTATTCCAGCATATCTGACGTGATTTCTTTACTCTTTATATCATCAAATGTTGTTCCCCAGTCATATCCTCGAAAAGAATCAATCTGAGATATTTCAGCGGCGGGTTCAGCAGATACCGACGAACAGCCGACCAGACAGAAGCACAGGGAAATTTTTGCTATATTCAGAGAATTGTGCAAAAATTTCCGGGGGGGGGGTAAAATAAAATGTGATATTTTTTTCATACACTCTCTCCTTTGTGAGTTCACTTTTTTCTATCATCATATCCCAAAATTGGAAACTCCACAAGGAGAAAAGCACATATTATTCTGAATCTGATTCGGTATCTTCGTCTGGAATATATTCCATAAGATCTCCGGGCTGGCAATTAAACGTCCGACAGATTTTATCCAGAGTCTTGCTGTCAAGACCGCCGGACTGGTTCCGCAGGCGGGTAAGCGTTCCCTGACCGATCAGCTTCTCTTGGCGTACACGATAGAAAGACCAGCCTTCTTCTTTCAATTTATCAAAAAGTTTCTGATAGCTTATCATGGTGATTTTCTCCCTTCAATCTGAATGAATGACTTTTCTATACTACAGATTCTAACACAAAACATGCACTCAAACAAGTGTATAATTTTGACAAGTTTAGACACTTAACTTTGTGCATGTCACCTATGGACTCGGCACTCAATCTAGTGTAGAGTAGAGACATAAGGAAAAAGAAATGGAGGACATAAACATGAAGTTAAAAATTTATGATCGTTACTTAAATATTACAAATCGTGAGGGTGTGCAGGACTGCACAGAAGAAAAGCTGGAGAAATTCGATGAAATGCTCAATGAGTTTGGCGTGTCACATTGCTTTTCACTGGCTGACGCACACGAAATTGAAGTTATCAATGAATCCGACAGAGAGTATTGCGTTACTGTAATGTATGAAGAAAGCGACGAAACAGTATTTGAAATGGTGTACATGCTCTGGAGCAAAATTCACAGAGGAGTAAGCGACGAAATGATTTACAAGGCTATGAAGAAAATGAGTATAAGAAAGGTTGGAGAGGCAGCATGATAGCTGCTTCTCAGAAAGGATAAAAATGGCAAGCAGAAATTATAAATATTATCAGCCAAATGAAAAAGATTTGAAAGATGAATATGGCGATTGTGTAGTGAGAGCATTGACAAAAGTTACTGGTAAAACATGGCGTCAGGTATTCGATGAATTGCTTCCTTATGCGTATGAGTTGCAATGTATGCCTAATGGCAAAAAGTGTTATGAAAGCTATTTGAAAGCCAACGGTTTTGAATACCATGGAATCAGCAATAAAAAAGGTTCAAAACGGCCAACGGTGGATCGTTTTACAAAGGATCACAAAGATGGAGTCTATTTCTTGAATGTTGCAAATCATTGTGTGGCATCTGTGGACGGCTTTTACTACGATACATGGGAGTCTGGAGAATGCTGCATGTATGGTTACTGGGAAAAGAAATTAAGATGAAAGATAAGAACAACGAGATGGTTCCACCAAGAAAGGATAGACAGTAATAATGAAAAAGTACAAACTTACAGACAAGCAATTTGATGAACTTGAAATCAGCACTCGCAGATCTTTAATGATACAACTTATCATGATTCACACACCGAAATATATGTATGCGATTGGTGCATATGGATCAGATTGGCTTATTGTACGGTATGACAGGCTGGAAAGTATCGGAGAAGATGAGTGGAAAGATGATTACCAGCCGGAAGTAGTAGACCGCTGGTTATAAGGAGGATGACCAAAATGTTGGAAATGTTGATGAAGAGCCCGGAGGGCGCAGGGTGCGTGCTGGGGGCTATGGTAAAAATGTTTGGTGTACAGGATCTGGTTTGGTGCATTTATGATACGTTCTGCGAATCAGATCAGCAGGAATTTGTGGCGGCAGCAACGCAGGCCTATGAGAAAATGAAGAGTGGAAAGGAGAGGGGCTGATGGTTGACAAGAAAAGTGCTTTCAAGATTTATGGCAGCTATGCTGAACAGGTCAACGCATTGACCGACAGCGAGGCGGGCAGATTATTTAAAGCGTTGGTGAATTATAAGAATGGTGAGGAACCGAAGAATCTCAGCGGTATGGAACAGATTGCGTTCCTGTTTATCAGGCAGCAGATGGATTATGATTGTGAGAAATACGAGCGCCGCTGCGAGCAGAACAGAAAGAACGGCATGAAAGGCGGCAGACCACGCAAGGGAGCGAAAAAGATTGAAGGGGTATTAGAGACCACAAATGCAGAAAAGAGCGTTCCTGTGGACTGTGGCGCAGCTACAGCACAGGTGGCAACTGGCAGTGGCAACGATATACCGAAAGCAGTAAATATACCAGAGAAAAGCTATTTGTTGACCTTGCAGGAAGTTGGATAAGAAAAACCAGACGGTATGATTTATGCGATTGAAAAACCACTCGGTTTTCTGGGATATTTTAGAAAACCCAAAAAACCCGATACGGATACGGAAACAGATACAGATACGGTCACAGATACAGAAACAGAAACAGAAACAGGTATAGGTACCGACAAGGATATCAACTTATCTTTGTAAGTAAATAATCAAAAATAAATCACAAAAGTAAGTTATTTCTATTTACAAACTTACAAATGTATGCTAGAGTAGAGACAGATAAAAACAGAAGGGAGGATACAGAAAATGGCACAGGTTTCAATGCAGTTTTATGAAGACCACCGGGTAATTGGGCGGTGCGTATCAAGCGTAAAAGCTGCACAGGCGATCCTTGTTGAACGAGGAAAGAAAGCGGCGAAGCTGTTGAAAGAAACCGGAGCGCAGCATGTTCTCTATGGTTGCAAGATATATTCGGGAGATGTGCTGGCTACTGTGCAGCTCTACATGATACCAATGGACGATGAAGAATTTGAGAGAATCACCGGGAAAGCGAATCAAGTTATTGTGTATGCGGTTCACCGGCATGGGGAGGCAATATGACAGATGTAGCAAAGAAGAAAAAGAATCTGCAGAAGCATATTGAAAAGCTCTTTGAGAAAAAGCAGCAGGGCTTTGATGTAGAAACAGATCTGAATAAGGCATACGATGAGTTGACACGACTGGAATGCATGGAGGCAATGGGAATCCAGCGTGAGGAAGATGTGCCGATTACAGAAGATGAAGCCGAAGAAGCTGGAATGTCTGATATTGATATTGCTTTGGGCTTTATGGACGGTAGCGAGATTCCTACAAAGGAGCATAAAACACCGATGGAAAAGGAACATGGAAAAATCGTAGGATACCGTATGGATCCGTACCATGATGTTACGATCTATGAGGACGGCTATGAAGACAGATTCTACATCGGGGAATAGGGAGGCGATTATGGCATATCAGAGAAAAACCAGAGACAGATGGGATATTATGACAGACTGGGGCTATGGCTGGGAATGTGAAAACAGCGAGTACACCAGAGAAGATGCGAAGAGAAGCCTGCGTGAATACCGGGAGAACTTGGCAGGAAGAGCAGATGTTAGAATGGAAAAGCATAGAGAGCCGATAACGGCATAACAAGGAGGAAAAGACTATGGCAGAAGAAAAGAAAAAAATTAACGAGCAGGAAATGGAAGCACTGTGTAAGGATCTGTGGCCGCACATTACAGGAATCCGTGAGCTGCTGGTAAAGCATGGCGTGGAAAAGACAATCTCATTATCGGTATCAGCGGATGGCTATGTTAGCTTCGATCCGAGCGATTGTGACTGGGAATTGGTTCAGATTTTGCCGGAAGATGGCCCTGATCTTCGCTGCACGATCAGACGGAAATTGCTGGCATAAATGCAGGCTGTATTTGCTATGCTTGTACGACCAACAAATGTAAGTAAATTCACAAAAATAACTTAAAAAAGTATGTGAAAAGTATTGACAAACTTACATATGTAAGCTAGAATAGAGACAGATAAAAACAAGAGAGCTTTTACAAGGAGGATACGAGCATGGCAAATACAACATTAAGATTTAAGGATATGACTTTTGAAAAGGTTGAAAACTATGATCCTGAGAACGCAGCGGCGGACAAGAACGGCATGGTTTCTTATTGGGTAGCAAAAACGCCGGATGGCGAGCAGGTGGTTACTGGTGAAAACAAAAAGAAATGTATTGCAGCAGCCAGAGCTTATGTGCATGAAGTCAATGAAGCTACTGAAATGGCAGAAGCCAGCGAAGTTGTCGAAGAACAGGCAGCGGAACAGCAGGTGACAGAGCAGCCGGAAGTCATTGAGGAAGAAACGCAGGAAGTTGTTTCCGAAGAGGAAAAGGAAGAAATTACCGAAGCGGAAACCAGCGAGGCGGCAGCGGAAGAATCTGCTGAAGAGCCGGAGATCAATATGTGGCTTATGGGATATATCCCAAAGAAAAAGCAGCCGGCAATCTTAATGCTCCGAAAGGACGACGAGGGCTACTGGTGCAGAATTGGTAATGGCTTCATTGTAGAAACCGGAAAAGGTGAGTATGACGATATTATCCATGAAGCAAAGTGGAAAGAATTTCTGAAATCATTAAGAAATGTTGTCAAGGCGGCGTAAGCTGCATTGACAACAGAAAGAGGTGCTGATATATGAGTTGCGGTCACTTCAAACGAATCATTTTTGACGATTCAAAATTACATCGGTGCGAATTCTGCGGAGGAGCTGCACATTTTGAAATTAAACCCGATGGCAATTTTATGATTGGGTGTGAAAGTTGCAGTTATCATTTAGAAGAAGTGGAAGTGCTGGACGACAAGACTATTGATGAAAGAATAGAACATATTGCAAAGGTATGGAACCGAGGTTACTTTTATACTTTAAACAATACATTTTAGGAGGCAGAACAGATGGAAACAAGCAGAAAGAAGATGAAAGAGGAAGCGGTCAGCAGACTGCTGAAATGGGGGCTGCACCCGAATGTGGTGCGTGAGTTCAAAGAGGAAGACAAGCTGAACAGATCCGAAGGACCGGGACTGCTTTACTGGTTGACGGAAGAGGAACAGCAGATGGTAAAAGAGTTTGAAGAGACTCATAACAAAGTAGTGTATCATCTGATTAAGACTCCGACGAATATTGGGCTGATGTACAGTATCCTTTATGTTGGGGCAGATGTTGGCGAATGGACATTGGATAATGACGATTTGGCGGCAGGCCAGCAGTTGGTGTATGTGAAAAATATGGACGCTGACGATTGCAGCGAATTTGGCAGCATTGGAATAAAAAGAACAGCAGCCGGAGGGCTTGAAAGAACATGGTAATACCGCAGTAATGCAGCGGTCTATTTTTTTACGACAGCGACTTACAAATGTAAGCTATAATTGCCGTATAAGCATACAAAAAAGAGCAGAAGAGAGGCGGAACATGTTCAGAATGGAGATTGAAACCGGCGGTGCTGCATTTAAAGATCCAGAAACCGGCGGCGAAGATAAGGCTTTTGAAGGAATTGAAATTTCAAGAATCATGAGAAAAGTAGCGGCAGAGCTGCGAGAAGGAAAAGAGTCTGGATCAATTATGGATCTCAACGGAAATAAAGTTGGATATTGGACAAGGGAGGATGAAGAATAAATGCCAAATCATGTAAGAAATGTAATTAAAATGCAGGGAATAATAGAGCTTCCATTATTTCGAACATACGACGACGGAAGCAAGGGATTTGATTTCAATAAAATGATTCCAATGCCAGAGAGTCTGAATATGGATAGTGGGTCTATGGTAGACGACTATGCAATCTATTATTTAACCGATAGATGCACAGTACCTGTAAGCAGAGTTTCTGCAGAGAAGAAAGCAGTGATTACAAAAATGATCGCAAACAAAATGTTTGGAAACGAAGAATGGATTCAGAGGACATTCTACATGGCTATGGAGCGAGCGTTCGATGAAACAGAGGCAAAGCGTAAGAAAATGTATGAGGATGGAAAAACCTATGTGGAAAATCTTCAGAATTATGGCTATGCCACATGGTATGACTGGTGTATCGCAAACTGGGATACAAAATGGAACGCTTACGACAACGAATCAGAGGGAACAGACTGCATTAAGTTCAGCACAGCATGGGCGAATCCAGAACCGGTAATCAGAAAGCTGGCAGAAATGTATCCCGGAGCAAGGATTGAGCATTGGTGGGCTGATGAAGATACTGGAAGCAATACCGGATATAGAATTTTTGAGGGCGGCAAAGAGACGGAGGAATCAGTTGGATATTATGAAAATTGCTCAAAAGAAGCCTATAGCTGCTATGAGTTGTGCTGGGGTGAAATGTCAAAATGCTACCACAAGGACGAGAACGGTAACTGGGTACAGCATGACTGTAAAGGTTGCACAGGGTGTAGTTTTGGTAGAGTATGATTGCAAAGATCACGCAGGAGGCAATTAAAGAAAGGAGAAAACTATGGGACAGTATTATAAACTGGTAAATTTTGATAAAAGAGAATTTGTAGAGCCTTGGCCGCTGGATTGCGGCGCGAAGCTGATGGAATGGTCGTATTGCAGAGCAGGCATGGCCTGCGCTCTTATGAACTTGATCGCTGGAAGCTGGAAGGGCGACAGGGTGTATGTGGTTGGAGATTATGCGGATCTGGAATATAGCAATGAAAATTGGTTCGCTGAATACAAGGAAATGGCGGATAAACTTGGAACTGATAATGTATATGGCTATGCAACAGAGAATTTCAAGGATATTACAGAGGAAGTGGACGCAGAGTTCCATGACTGGAAGAGAATTTATAACCACCGCAAGAAGCAGTTTATTGATCTGAGTAAATGCCCGGTTGAATGGGTGTGGTGGGACGACGAAGCAAAGAAACCTGTTCTTTCAAGCGTTGCGCCGCTGGGCTTGCTGCTGGCAATGGGAAATGACAGAGGTGGCGGCGATTACAGTAGAAGAAATGGAGAGAATTTTAATCTGGTTGGAAGCTGGTGCAGCTCTACGAGATACATAGAGGTTTCCAATGATGAATGTACACCGACAGGATATGAAGAGTTTGCACCAGACTTTACAGAGAATGATCCACTGATTCCATATACCAAAGCAGAGGAACTGATGGAAAAACTGAGAAAAGAGAAAATGAAAGATGATTGATGATCTGAGAAAAAATGGCTCTGGCTATTATGATGAAACTGCTTATAAGGCAATCAAAAATACAATGAAAAATCCAACGAGGGGGGGATCCACCATGAATAATGGAGAATTTTTTGAAAAAGACATCGTAACTGTTGAATGCGCAAATGGTACACAGGACTTCTTACTGCTGAAATGCCATGAAGACTATGCTACCGCTTTGCTGCTGAGAGAGAAGAAGTACAGAGAAAACAATGTCAAGATTATTGGCAGATCTATAATGTATGCGGACGCCGGCAGACCGGCTTATGTTTACTATGACAAGATCAGTGGCTATGTAAAAACCATTAAGGATCAGGAATTTACGGATATTCAGGCAAGCATTGCGAAAGCTATGGGGCTGGTAATTAACTTGGAAACAGCACCGGCACCAGAATATGTTCCACAGGGCGACGAATCTACGGTGCCGGAAGAACTGGAAATGTTGTGCAAGCAGGTTGCGAATTGCTGCAAGAAACTGGACGATATGCAGCCGGAAGCACCGCAGGAGAATGTAGAAAAGTTGAAGACCAGTATTATCCGACTGGAAGCAGAACGAGATGTTTACAAGGAACTGTTTATGATGGCAAATGGTGCGAAAGGAGATAACAATGGATCTGAGAATAAGTCCGAGGAGTAAAAATGACCGAGGCGGGGTGGCGTGTATGCCAGTGCGTCCAGCTAAGGGTGAAGCATTTAATGGGTGGAAATCCCATCCGGTAAGGTATTAGCCACACCGCCGGTAACGACCTTGAGCCAGCCAG